TTGAGAATGCGAGCTCTGCGACTGCTGGCACGACTGCGTTGCCGAGTGCTCTGTTTCTTGCTTTGTGTTCTCTTGCATCGTCCAGTTCATTGGGAAGCCCATCAGAGTGTCTACCCACGCTGCATTCAACTGTGTGCGACGGTTCCCATTCGTGCTGCTGTCGGTCGGCAGGTGCAGGCCATCTTTGTCTCTGTAAGAATCTATCTTCGGCAGCAACGCTCTTTGCTTGAGAATGTTGAAGTTTAGGTAGGCATTCGCCGTCTTGATTGGCAGACACCCCCTGAATACTGCATTCCTCAAAGTTCCAATGCTGCCCATGTTGGTCCCCATGCAAGCAGTTGGTGTTGGAAACCCCAAGTATGAACCACCGCGTTCGTTTGTGTGGTGCGCCTGTTTCGCTCGCTGTGAAGCAGCCAGCCGTCGATCTGAAACCCAATCGTTCCAAGTCGCACAAGACATTGTGGAGTACGCAATGGTATCCCGGTGACTCTGCTGAAGTGATCCCTTCAACATTCTCGAAGAAGCAAGCCCTAGGTTTGAGAACAGCAAGCCCTGAAGTGATGACGGGCCAAAGGTGTCTTGGGTCTTTGGTCGCTTGACGGCTACCACTGAGACTGAACGGCTGGCAGGGGAATCCGCCAGAGACGATATCCACGCATCCTCGATATTTTGACCACGGGAACCTGTGAAGATCCGGGTAGATAGGTGCTGCATCCAACTCACCTTTTTGCATCTTTTGCTCCAAGATTGAGACGCAGAAGGCTTCCCGTTCCACCATAGCCACTGTTTGCATGCCTTCGATACATCGGTGCAATCCAAGGTCGATGCCTCCGATGCCAGCGCAGAGGGAAAGATGGCGCATGTCATTTGTCCCCCTCTTGCATCTTGCGACGGGTCTGGATCGTCTGTTGGAACTCTTCAGGCAGGCACTTCATCGGAACCATAAAAGTTATGCCATACGCCTTCATCATCACAGTGTCGTTGCTGGCGGTCATGTCTTCCCACCGTTTCGCTTCGCCGCAGAGTCGGCACAAGCAAGTGGTATCGCTTATCTCTTGCCAATCATGCAAGCACTCTCTTCGCCTTAGAACTATCTCACCCACTTCTGAGATTTGTTCATCGTTGTGGTGGTCGTCCTTTGGATCGACCGGCCCTTGTATCGGTAAGTTCATATCAGTTCCTCTCAGTCATGGCACATGCAGGGCATGCTTTCGTCAGGTATGGAGTCATCAAACAATCGGCCTTGCACGGTCAATTGCACCAGCATTTGTTCGTACGTTGGACGGTCTTTTCTAAATGTTGCACCCATTTCCTTTTCCATAGCAACCCAAAAGTCAAAGTGTGCCGGGTTGCTGTCAATGATTTTCTCAAGTTTGCTGCGTCCTTTTAGAAAGCAACCAACACAGTTGCCGAAGTCGTTGTTGCCTCCGGGTAGTTTGAGGTCAAAAGGATGTGACTCCCAGAACCTCATGACGTCCTGATTTGTGTGACCAGCGTCGGCAACGGGCGTGAGGTTCCGATCATCGGCCTTCATCTTTGCCACCCGTCTTGGCTCGTCGGCACGCAAACCAATCGCGTTGTCCCAATCCTCCCAACCCAGCACGTTCTTGATGTATCGCTCAAGGGTCTTGATCTTGAGTTCAACAGTGCAGAAGCGTGCGATTGGGTTGGGAAGATACTTCCTCTTGCGAATCAACGCGGCAAACGGTTCGCCCTGTCTGGCTGCCGTATTCTTGTCAACCACCTTGTAGCCGTAGCCGTCTTCGGTGATGTCAAGTTCAAGCCACACAATCGGAATCTGCCACTGCTGTTCAACTTCAACAATGAAGTCATATGTGGCTGGATGTTCCAAACCTGTGTTCTGAAAGCATACGAGTATGTCATCAGGCACTTTGCCACCATGTGCTTGCATGATGTTCCAAAGCATGAAGCCGGAAGTTCGACCGCCAGAGAACGAGACAACCGATTGCCCGTTGATTGCGTAAGGATTAGAACGGGATATCAGCATCGTTGATCGGCTCTCGCGTTTGTTGTCCGAACGCAGGCTTGGGATCATCCTCAACCTCAACGACCTCTTGCACTTCGATGCTGAAGTACTTCTTGCCGTCTTTCTCTTTGACCCATGCTGACATTCTCAACTTGCGTCCGTCAATCTCAACCGGCCCACCATACGGCGGCTGGTTGCCTCTGACTTCACCGTTGTTGTGCAACGATCCGTTGCCGACTTTGTTGTACTGCTTCATGCTGTTTCCTTCACTCTTTTGAGCCACGCCTTGAGTGTAGCCACGGGGACTTCTTCCAACTTGCTCGCCTTGTACTTGGGCAAAGCGTCAAGCAACTTCTGCATCTGTTCATCGGATGCACGGTCTTCAATCTCAACCGCAAGGCCGACGGCTTCTTGCTCATCGTGCTTGTACGTTGAATCGTCGCGGGTGTCTACTTCCAGACCGTCAACCCGTGGCAGCATCAAGATGTCACGCAGCCAGTACGAGAACGCTGTGGTCAGTGCGGCACTCACCGCCTTGTCAAGCGGGCGACCGTTGCCGGGAATCGCAGGGTATGTGACCTCTGCACAAAGTGAGTCTTCTTCGGCTTGGTCATCCGTCGCCAGCGCAACGCAGAAGTGATTCTTGACCATGCAACCCAAGTCGGTTTGGTCAATTGACCACGACCGGCGGTAGGCCACAAGCCCTGCCTCATGCAAAGCCTTGCGGCAAGCTTTCAGCATGTCTTCTGCACTGGTGTAGTTGTACCCGTGGAACTGGTTCTTTGAACCTTTGCCCACGGCATCAAGTGATTGTTGTGCGGTCTTCAGGGCCGTCCACACGTTGGCCTTCCTCTCAGATGTCATGGCTTACGCCTCCTTTGTGACAATGTTGAATTCGGACTTCGAGCCGCCTTGAAGTGCGGCCCACTCTTTGATGATCGCTGCTGCGATCTGCCGCCCGCCACGGTAGTTGATGCCACGGCGTTCGGCTTCATCAATCACGATGCGAATGGCTCTCTCGTCATTGATCTGAATGGTCAGAGGTAGATTGTTCATCTGGCTTCCTCTCTTGGTTTTCGTAGGCGGTCACAAAGTCTGCCGCCAGATCAGACGCGGTACGGATGTTCGGCGCGCTGCCGATACGGATGTCATCACCATTGAGCCTGTCACGAACGATCCATTCGTCAGCAGACTTCTCGATCACAATACGGTGAGGTGCATTCATCGGGTCAACTCCTTCAATGCTTTTTGCACCTTTGACCAGTAGCGGTCAAGGTTCTCTTTCTTCTTGCCCGTGGCACGCAGGGCAGCAGGGCCGCCGTTGTGCATACGAGCCATCGCTTCGGCTTTGGTCATGCCTTCCGGGATTCGGTGCGGCTTGGCGTAGCGGGCCATGTACGCCCGGAAGCAAAGCACGCTGGTGTCCAGATCAAAGACGGCATCAGGCCACTTGCCATTGATTTTGCTGTCTGTGAAGTACGGTTTTCCAATTTGAAAAGCGCCAGCAGACTTTGGCACTCCGTTCACATAGTCGCCCCAGATTTCGCCGGTGCGGCAAGTGCTTTCAACCTTCCAGATGGCACGCTCCAAGGGTGTCATGTCGATGCTCAGGGCTACGGTTGCAATCAGTGTGGTGATCATGTCAGTTCCTTTCAGTTCGGCAGAGTCGCCGGATGCCCACCCCGTAGGGTGGGATACCGGGGGCTGTGCGTTTTAGCCAAGTTGGAATTTGCAATATGACTCGTACCGGGTCATGCCCCATTCATCAGCCAACTTCTTGTTGAAGACATAAGCATTTTCATCTTCCTCAGTGGCGATGTGGATGTAGCCCTCTTTCACCAGTGAACCAAGCACGGATTTGGCAGTTTGCACGCTGTCGATGCTTCCACCGATCCAGTCTTCGGCAACCACCCATCCACACATGCCTTCAATATCCATGTGGTTGGTGTCTTCGTGGATCGAGTCGAACAGTTGACCACAGTCATATCGCCAAATGTTCTCGACCAGTTCGCGTTGTTTTTCAGTAAGCATTTGTCAGTTCCTTTCCGAGCGTCATTGCCCGATGTCCTATCATACACAGTAATCGGCACAATGCAAGTCGGTGATTAGACATTATCCAACAATTTTCACACTTTTTTCCGATGATGCCTGTATGGCGAAATTCATGGGATTCGAGAACGCAGAGACGTACACGGCCTACGACCGGCTGACACGGAATGCCCGCGTCTTCGCCGCTGAGTGCGTCCTGAGGGCGAAGCAGCAGGACAATGGGCAAGCAGTCGCCGGGATGCAAGAAGCCCTGTCAGACGCTCTGTGGCAGGTTTGCAGCCACGGCTCTGGACGGGAACCCGAAGGCGTGGTCTTGCTGGCGATGGCCTTGCTGGAACACTCAGTGCAGCAGATGGCTCACGGCGAGTTGCTGGTGGCGTTGCATTGGCACTTGGTTGGGCAGAAGCCCGGTGATCAGTTGGAACTGTTCAGCCAAGACTGATCGTGCTGCCCACGGCAAACGAAGCGTCACCGCCAAGCATGCTGATCGGGTTGGTCACGGTCGCGTTGTTCAAGGCCGAGTCAAGAAGCAAGCGTCCGCCGCTGTAGTTGTTGGCGTTCGTGATCGTGAAGCCAGCCGTCTCATTGTCTCGGCTGCTGAATACGCCATCGAAGATGTTGAGCGTGGTGATCGTTCCGCTGCTGCGGTAGTCCACCGATCCGCCAGTGTCAATCGTGATGGTTGGAAAGGCTGCACTGCCACTGGTCTGCACCGTGCCACCAAGCACGTTTGCCGTACCGCTGATCGTCGATGCACACTCAATCGTGCCTTCACTTGCTGTGATGTTTGCCAGCCCTGTGATGCTGCTTGACAACGCAATCGTGCCGGTGCTGTTCCCGTTCATCAGCACAGTGGTCACGGCTGCGGACGATCCGACGGTGACTGTGCCGTTCAATCGGGAAGCAAGCAGCGTTGTGATAGCGGTGCTGGCGTTGCCTTTCAGCGTCAAGAATGAGTCAGAAGCAGAACCGCCGGTGATCCTGAAGTCAGTCCAAGTACCCGTGATGTACGCTTCGGTTCCACCTGATGCGAACTCGCAAAGAGGGCCGTCAAGGTCAAGAGATGTTGTGCTGCTGCCAATCGTGCCGGTGAAGCCTTCGCCAACTCGGAACGTGATACCCGTTAACCCGGTCGCCGCACCGCCGATGGTGTCGTTGCTTGTGTTGATGATCAAGGTGTCATCGTTGCCCGGTGCGGTTCCACCCCAGTTGGCTGCTGTTGTGAATGTCTTGGTTGTGGCTGACTCGCCGCCTGTCCAGATCAATGTATTTGGCATCAGTCAGAATCCTTTGCTGGCATCAATTCGTTGAGCCGTTCTTGCCTTCGCTTGCAGCCACAGTCTTTTGGCTTGAGCAAACGTATGGGGGTTTTATTGATTGCAGTTGCAACACGATCACCAAAGCCCACGACACGATCAAGCCTTGCTGACTGACACGCAGCACAATCTTCATCGGTTGGACTGTCGTGCCGGTTGAGCAGGCAGAGTCTTTTGCCTTCACGTTGGAAGAGATACTTGCACATCACTCACCACCATTGACTGACGCCAAGTGAGCGTGAGAGAACAACGTGGCGGATGAACCATCAGCAGCAGAGACGATGCCACCAGCCGCCAGCAAGTCGTTCTGAGTCGCAATTACATGACCATCACGGGCCGCAATGTTTGAGTCTGCCGTGTCTGCACCGTTGAAGTCTGAGCGGCTGTATGTGCCAGTTCCAAGATATGCACCATTGCTGTTGAATCCAGACAAGAAGCCGCCTGCGTCTTCGGAGTTTGCACATTCTCTTGGCTTAGAGCAGTCTTGAAGTTGTAGTGATTTTGGCAGTCCTGCCTCAACTGACGCATACTGCACGCCTTCAAGTTCGCCAGCGTTGACAAGGTTGGCTGCGAATGAAGAACCGCACACATAGGTTGTGGGCTGTCCGGTGTTCTGGATCTGGTCATGCACCGTGATGGTGTCAATGCGGTAAGACTCGACCAAGTCTAGGGCTGTGCAGTTGCCATCAAACGAACCGCCCACGCTATCTGTTTGAGTACCACCGCACCATCTTGGTGGTGATGCAGACGGGAACGAGATGCCCGTGTATCCATACGACGCAATGAACGTGACAGAATTAGAAATAGTTCCCTGCGTGAATCCTAAGCCTGACACGTTCACGCTCAGTGTTTCTGAACCTGCGAACCTCTTGCTGCCCATGTCAACCGTGCCAAGTGTCACGTTGTTTTGAGCAAACGCAAACGTGACTTCTCGTGTGCTTTCAAGCGCAGAACCCTTGCCAGCATAATTGCAAACCTTCACCGGCGTTGTTCGTACGACCGTGCTGAGGATCTGAGTTGGTGCGTGATTCTGAATGGGGTGATATCCAAAGCCAGTGCGTTGGTAGTGATTGTCTTGCACCCACCCAAACGAAACGCCAGACGGACGGGAACCGCCACGAAATGCACCAGCACTATCAGAAGAAGAACCATCCTGACCGGGGTTGCTCCACATCAAAAGACCAGCACCAAGATGCAGAGAGCCTGCACCAAGAGTACTGTCAACGATGTCAAAAGAGTTGTGAGGCTCAAGCGTTTCGTCAACACCTCGATTGGTTCCCGTGATTGCACCATGCGGCATCACCGTTTGACCAACCTGAATCTCACCATACCTGAAGCGTTGCAGACTGTTGAACACGCTGACCCCTGTAAACAGCGAAGCGTCTGGGTTGGTGTACAACTCGTCAAACTGCATCAAGTCGAGGTTTGGATTGTTGGGCAGAGATACAAAGTAGTTGCCCTGCTCAGGTCCACCAAGTGGCAAGTTTGGATCGTTGCCTTGCTCGACTATGGTTGACGTTGGCAGGATCACCCAACCTTGGAACCCGTCGTACCAGTAGTACTCTTGCCCGTTTGCCCAAGCCTGCGGCACGTTGCCTGCGTTTGGAAAGGGGAACTGCACTGGCGGCCTCATGTGCGTCCAGAATCTTGGTGACTGGTTCTCGCCAGATGGCCCAAAGAAACTGCTGCTGAACTGGTTCTTCAGAATGATTGGGAAGCATTCAACCCAGAACGGGACACTTGGCAAGACCGGCGGGCCGCCCGTGTCATCATCACCCTTGCAGCAACAGTCCTTCTTGCGTATCAGCATCACTCGCTCGCACAGCAACCATCGAGTTGGAACGATGAAAAGAAGAACGCAATCAGTGGTTCTTGCTTGTCAAGCCCTGTGCCGGGATCATCGTCCAACCTGCCTCTGATGATATTCAGCAAAACCAGCGGCCCATTGCTCGTGCCGGTCTGGTTGACTTCACCACAGTTGTTGACCTCATCGCCATTTACTGAAGGCATCATTGCCACGGGCGGGTATGAATTCTGTTCGAGGTTGATGCCTAAGAAAGAGCCGCTGCGTGATGATGGCACGCCAACTTCGCTGCCATTGATTGCAGGCACAAAGTCGGCATCACCTACAGCACCGCTGGTTCGTCCACCTGTGAAGGCATCAATCGTCAAGCCAGCGTTGACACTAAACTGCAAGGACACCTCTTGCCATGTGTAGAGGTATTGCCGCTTTGGGTTGGTAAAGTCGCTGCCGCTGACCGAATCAATGACTTGATACCCGGTGATCTTTGCCGGAAACGGTGCGATTGGAATGTCAGGACTGCTGGCTGGCGGTCGTTCTCCAGCATTCTCTTCGGTTGAATAGATCGAATCAGACATCCGACGCCACACATCTGGCGTGAAGTTTCCAAGTCCAGTTTGAATGCCGGGTATCTTGCTCACAGTCGGATGCCTAACTGTCTGAAGTCGCTTGTGTCTGGGAACGGCTGCTTCCAGAATACTTTGTAGGCGTGATCCATGTACCCAGATATTTTTGATCCCGGCGCTCTCACAGCAGCATCTTCTTTGCCCAAACGTACCTTTTCCGTGTTGGCACTGATTTGTGGAACTTGAAGTCTGTGGCTTGCAGAGTCGTAGGCAAACGAGTGCCTGATGCTGTATCTCTCGTTTCCATTTTCTACCAAGCCAAGCGTTTGAGTTTGTCCACCTTGGTACAAAAGTCTACCGGAACCAGTGCCAAGAAAAGTCGATCTATTTCTTGTACCAGTCAACTCGTGGATGGTATTTAGATAGTTTGATATTTCAGAAGGTCTTGTGACAACTTCCATTTCGACAATCAACTTAGAGCGAGTTGTTTGGACGCTTGCTGGTTTGCCCGCAGCATCAATAGGCTCGCCACCGATATCAACGCCGCTGGCTGCAAAAAAATTGAAAGTGCCATAGATGTCATCAGGGTCTGTGCCTCTTACACGGAACACATCCTTGAAGACTGTTTCAGTTGCCATGTTCCATTTCTGTGAGAACTGCGTTGGCAGTGTGCTGATCACGCCGATGGCTTCTCGGCTCTCGTACTCAAACGTCACACGCCAAACGAGCGGGTTGTCAATGTCCCTCTTGGACTCGACTCGGACTGCATTGAGCGTTGGGTAGTCCGGGTGCGGATCACCGAGAGTGACACCCGTTGACTTGAATGCTTGAAAGTCTGTGTCAAGTTCGCCAGCAGTATCAGACGCAACCACGAACCTACGCTTGGTTGTGCTTTTTGATTCTTTGGCGTCAATGATCAGGCCGCCAGTGTCTTTGACTTCGTTGCTTGTGATCGTCATGTCAGTGCTGTCTCTTTCCCTGCGATGATGCCGAGTAGCCTAGTTGCCTCTTGAAGCAGCGTGACTTGCTTGCCTTGCGGGCTTGACGGTGAAGTGGTTGCGGAACTCGCAGTACTCTTTGCAACTGACAACGCAACCTTGAAAGCACCAGCAGCGGTTTGCCCGGTGAAGATGTCACCAACCGTCTTCTGTATCACCGCTTGCTTTTTCAGTTCGATTGTTTGCTTCTTCGCCGCTTCCAAAGCACGAATCTGGTTGTCTACAGTTGCACCGAGTCGATTGAACCCCTGATCAAGCAACTGATTTCGTATTGTTGTGAGTCGGTTGATCTCCTCGGCAATCTTCTTTTCTTCTTTTTGTATGTCAAGAAGATCGGCTTCGGCATCTTTGCCTTGCAATCTGAGTGCTTCACTTTCAAGCCCAAGACGCAACTGCTCGGCTTCTGCCGCAACAAGACCAGCACGCGCAGACAACTCAGCCTCAACTGCTCTTCGTGTTGCCAAGGCTGCATTTAACCGGGTTTGCAATTCTTCTTGCTGTTTTGCCAACCTTGAGACTTCTGACCCACCCGGTCTGTCGCCTACCGTGAAGAAGGCACTTGGATCTCTTGCTCTTCTCAGTTGGTCTTCGATAACGCGTATCTGATTTTGGAGTTTAGATATATTCTTTTGGGTTCCGGCTTCTCTGCCCGGCCCTGTCAACGCATCACTGACGTCAAAGCCCACTTGCAAGATTTGACCAAGCACAGGCGTGTTCTTTGCAGTGCTTCTTAGCAACTTTTCAAACGAGTCAAGAACATCACGCGATCGGCCAACCTCGTCGCCAACTTCCCTGAAGGCTTTGGCAACGCCACCAACAATCGTGGCGACGGCGGTGAAGCCAGCGACCACGCCAAGGGCTGCTGAGACTTGTGACTGAAACTGCTGAACCTTGCCGGTCGCCTCAAAGAATCCGCCGCCTGCTGCATCACTCGCGTTGCTGGTTGTCCGCGTCAGTTGCTTGAGTTTGTCATCAGTCTTCTTGACTTGCTGTTCGGCTTTCTTCAAGCCTTCAGTCAACGGCTTGTTGTCAGCCGTGATCTCAACATTCAGAGAGCCTGCCTTCAGATCAGCCATGTGTCACCTCATCTTTGCAAACGTCTCGACTTGCTCCAGTAGGCCGTTCCATTCTGGCAGCGTTAGTTCTATCGGCTCGCCAACGCCGGGGAAGAAGTGGGCAATGTACGCCCGCTCTTTGGTCCAGTCCCGGTGAACAAGACTTACGCCCGGCCTCACGCTTGATTGTTGGCAATGATCTCCTCTGCATCTGGATCAATCTCTTCTGCTTGTTCGTCGTTGGATTCTTCCCACGGGTTCCAAAGCCCGCAGACGGCAGCCGAAGCAGATGCAAGGGCAACCAGATCGTCAACCGCGTCAAGTACGTCAGGTTCCTTGCTGGCTCCTTCAAGGGCTGCCGCAACGAACATCCTCGCACCAAGTTCGGTGTAAGCCTGACGTTTGACTTCTGTGCCTTGATCCCACGCCGCCCGAAGTTGTGCCACCTCAGCCATCGTCTGCTTGTTGTCCATTCCAACGGCACGGCAATCATCAATACATTCTTTCCGGCGAGTCTCGAAGATCCGGTGTCCTACCTCATGGATCTGTCGTACGGTCAGACGCGGCACAATGAACTCTTGCCCATCCAACGTGATCGTGACTTCCTTGTTCATGCTGTTCCTCTCAGGTTAGGCGGCAGCGAGACTGTGGATTCGGTCCAGTCCCGCCGCCGCTTGGTTTCAATACTGACCAGACGGTTGATGTCGTTGGTCAAACGATAGAGCGAGATAGCACAACGCTGTGCTTCCTCGAGTGTTTCAGCGGTGCAGCCGCACTTCCTCGTGATGACTTTGCCGGTCTTCAGCCCTTTGAACTGCACAACCGAGACCCAATCATCGGGCGACTTCCTTGCCATGCTTAGGATTCATCCCAAGTCAAGGTGATGTCACCAGTGAACTCACCGTCAACACTGATCGAGGCATCACCGCCTTGCGTGCTGGTGGGTGACACGTTGCCGATGATGGCTGTGCCACTCCACTGGCTATTGGTCTTGGTGGTTGATCCGGTTTGCAAAGTCACAGCCTCACCAGCCTTGCTGAAGTTCAGCACATCTGTTGAAGTTGGCATTGGCTCGGTTGTGCCTGCGTTGTCTTGCATGATGCCAGAAGCAGAGAATGTGCCGGACATGAGGCCACCGCGCTTCTGTGCAAAGGTGTCAGCAAACGAGGTGACGTCAGAGACAACCTGCGAGAAGGTTGCTGACCAAGTGTTGAAGAGGATGTTGTGGTTCGCAACGGTGCATTGACCATCGGATCCGGTGATACGGTTTGCCATGTGTTGGCTCCTTAGGTGACGGCCCCAGTGCGAAGCCTGAACTCAGTGATAACTCTAAGGTACTCGCCCTCAACTGAGCGAATACCGTCGTTGGTACATTCGATTTTTGCACGCCCGTGGTTGTCAATGCTTGGCGTGCTGTTATTCATAAGCGCAAGCAGTTTGGTTTGGATGCCGCCGAGGGCTGTCATACCGTCCTGCTTCCTGTTGTAGATATCGACTTGAAACAGATAGTCCTTGACAGAACTGCCGTTGAACGTCTGGTCAAACGGTGCGCTGATCAGTTGGAACGTTGCCAGCGGCACGGCCTCCATGCTAGGTGCTTCCTGCTCGTAGATCCGACCGCCCACGGCTGTGTGGAACGAGCCACCGCTGGTGTCGCTGATCAGTTGCGTGTAGAACGCTTTCACGACGTCTTGGCTCATCGCCCACCTCGCTGTGCTACGAACTTCTTGAATACGTCATTGGCGGCAACGATGGCCGCTTTACGCATCTCTTTGACATTGTTGCTCAACGAGTCCCGCATATACGGTCTGGCTGCTTGGTTGATCACGCGGCCCTTGCTGTCTGCACCGACAAACCCGAACTCAAGCCGAGCAGCGTAGACCAACGATGTGCCAACGCGCACACTTGGCTTCTTGCCTTTGGCCTTGCTGTCATCAACCTGAATACTTCGACCAAGCGTGCCGGTGTCTTTGAACGGGCCATTGGGAGCAATGGAAGCAGGCGGCGATTTGCCAAGGTTTAAACGCTCTTTGATTTCACGTTGCAGCAGAATGCCCGCAGCAAGCACCGCACCAGATGCCATCTGCTCGCCAAGTTGCATGACCAGTTTGTTGTTGAACTGATAACTCATGCCACCGCCGTTGAATCTTCGGTGCAGTCAACCACAACGTGAGCCAGCGATGCAGCACCAGCAAACATGCCGGGCTTGATCACGCCGACCACTTCCAAGAACCGCACGCTGCTGTCTGCCGGATCTGTGAACTTCAGCCGGTTGGTTGGTGCGATGGTCACGCCTGCATCGAAGTACACGCGGTGCGTGATCACCAGTTCGTCACGGCCTGCTTGCAGTGGCTCCGACGCACCGGCTGGCTGAATGAACCCGGTGACGGTTGAGCCGTTCGAGTACGTCAGCGTTGGGAAGCCTGACGCATCGTTGCTGGTTCCAGCAGTCTGGATAGTGATTGACACGCCATGCTTGGTGATCAGTTCAGTGACGCTCATGACTTCCGATCAATGAACTGTGCAAGCAACTCTCTGATGCGTTCTGAAGATCGGATCGGATCTGATGCACGGGTGTACGAGTATGAGCCAATTGACTCAGATTGCATGCTTGAATTCTCAGCCTTGTTGCTGTAGGCGTACTGCACCAACTCGATGCAGGCTTGTGCAAGGTCAGCAGGTATCTCGGTCAGCCCGTCAAAGCCTGCGTCATACTCGACGAGAATGCCACCGAAGGTATGAGGGAATGGCAGCCCTGCGTCAGTGGCTTTGCCGAAGAACAGCATGTCGGCAGAATCCACGAACTCAAGCGTGGCACGGTCATCATGCACGCGGTACGGGATATCATCGCGGTCAGGGAACTCAATCTGTGCAGTCGAGAGCATGACGTTCACGCCACCTTGGCGGAACAGGTCAATGCTCAAGCAGTTGGTTGACAGGGTTGCATCAAAGCCAGACACAGCGTTGATGGCATCGACAAGGCCCGAAGCCGTGTCATTGTTGGCAGACGCGAAGACAAGGTTGGTCGATGTCTTCGTGCCGTCGGACTGGTGACGGGTCAGAATCAACCGGTCGCTGCGAACCTCGACAACTGAACGCAGGTCGCTGGCGGTGTCGCTGCTGACGCTAAAAGCAATCTTAGTGCCGATGGCTACGCGGCTGATTCCAATGACCGGGTAGTTGCGAAGCCGCAGCCGTCGCTGCCCGGAGCCGTTGTACGACTCACGGTAAGACTGCTTTCTGAAGTTGCGGTCACAGTACCGCTCGATGCGGCTTGACTCTGCATTGATCAGACGTTCGATCAGGGCATCGTCACCGGATGTGCCAACCCCCATGTACGCCTTTGCATCGGCCAAAGATACGAGTGCGTTGTCAGCCAGAGCCATCAG